GCTGCCCGCGCCTGCTTCTCGTCAGCAATTGCGTCCAGCCGCCTTTTTGCTGTCTCATATCGGTCAACCAGCTCGTTATACCGTTCTTGGTATTCGCTCTGATCCATCGCGGAATGGGCGTTTTCTTCCACGCATTTGCGGATAAGCTCCATGACCACCGCGCATTCATCCCGCAGTTTCGTGCTTTCCTTATCCAGCGAGGATATATCCGTGAGAACCTCAATGATTGCATCGAAATCCCCGATAATCCGGTCTTTGTCCTCAATGACCCGATTGAACGCCTCGACAAAGATCCGCTGCAACACTTCCTCCGACAAATGCGGCGTTTTGCAGTGCGTCTCGTTTTTGAACTTGTTGTTGCATTGCCAAACGGTGCGGCGGTATTTGCTTGTGGAATGCCAGACCTTGGAGCCATAAAAGCCGCCGCACTCGCCACAGATGATCTTGCCCGAGAAACAGCCTACGCCGCTCTGCTGCCGACCGATGGGCTTGCGCCTTTTGATTTCGGCCTGTACCATATCGAAAACCTCCGGCTCGATGATGGCCGGGTGCGAATTCTCAACGTAATATTGCGGAACCTCACCCTCGTTGACCTTAGTCGTTTTGGTCAGAAAATCTACCGTGAAGCGCTTCTGTAAAACCGCATCGCCCTTGTACTTTTCGTTCTGCAAAATACTCAGAACCGTCGAAACGTTCCACTTTTTCTTCTTTCCGGGAGTAGGAATGCCCTTGGCGGTCAAATACCGTGCAATAAAATTCTGCGTTTTCCCTTGTAGGAACAGTTTGTAAATCAACCGGACGATCTCGGCCTCCGATTCCACAATCTTCGGGGTTCCATCTTCTCCCTTTGCGTACCCAAGAAACCGCTTATAAGGCATGTTTACCTTGCCGTCCGCAAACCGCTTACGCTGGCCCCATGTGACGTTTTCCGAAATGCTGCGGCTTTCTTCCTGCGCCAGCGAACTCATGATGGTAATGAGCAGCTCGCCCTTGCTGTCCAGCGTGTAGATGTTTTCCTTCTCAAAGTAAACCTCCACACCTTTTTCCTTGAGTTGGCGCACCGTGGTCAGGGTATCCACGGTATTGCGCGCGAAGCGGCTCACCGATTTCGTGAGGATCAGATCGATTTTGCCGTCGAGGGCGTCCTGTACCATGCGTCTGAAACCGTCACGCTTCTTGGTGTTGGTGCCCGAAATGCCTTCGTCCGTGTAAACCTCCACGAACTCCCAGTCACCGTTTGCCTTTATATGCTGGGTATAATAATCGATCTGTGCCTCATAGCTCGTTTGCTGCTCTTCGTCGTTGGTCGATACCCGCGCATAAGCGGCCACGCGCTTTTTGACATGCATGCGCAATACATTATTTTGAAGGCGGGTAATGGTTGGCGGTATCACCGTCACCGCCCGTGCCATGCTCATTCGCGGTTCCTCCTTTTCACGATTTCAATCTGGCGCTCTCGCGCCGCCTGACGCATCGCGTCATCCCAACTATCCCTGCGGGACCTGTCCTGCCACACCTTTTCCACCTTGCTTCCGTCGCGGAAAATAAAAAGGAGCCGGTTATTATCCGGCACCTGAATCTCTGCGACCCGTTCGGCAAAAATGTCCGCGTCGAACGCTGGAATTCCGAGCGCCTCCGCTGAAACGGCATACAGGGTATCCTCGGGAATTTGTTTTGCGGGGCAGGCCGCCTTGCCTTCCTGCAGGTAAGTGGAGCAGTTCCAATAGAACTTGCCATTTGCGGTTTTGCGCTTATAGCTCTTACCGCAATTGGCGCACAGGATTTTACCGCTGAATGGATAACGGTTCGGAGTATCACGCTTTGTGCGAAAGCGCTGCCTGCGCTGCTCCATAACCGCCTGCGCCTTTTCAAAGGTATCCGCATCGATGATGGCGGGGTGGGTGCCCTCCGCAAAATACTTAGGAAGAACCCCTTTGTTCCAGACTTCCTTTTTGGTCAGATGGTCCGTCACATACTTTTTCTGCAGAAGCGCGTTCCCGGTGTATTTTTCGTTTTTGATGATGGCTACAACGCGCTCGCTGTTCCATGTGCCACCGCGTAGCGCGGGAATACCCATCGCCCTGAGCTTTTGGGCGATTTTGCTGCCGCCCATGCCGCCAATATAATCGTCAAAAATCATGCGGACGACGGCGGCCTCACGCTCATTGATCTTCACCTCGCCCTTTACGATGCGATAACCGAACATGAACCGGAGGCTGACCAGCTCGCCTTTTTTAAACCGCTTGCGGATACGCCACTTGCAGTTTTCGGAAACCGACCGGCTTTCTTCCTGCGCGTATGAAGCGAGGATGGTAAGCATAACCTCGCCATCCCCGCTGCTCGAGTGAATGTTCTCTTTTTCAAAATACACGTCGATGCCGCGCAATTTCAGTTCCCGTACCGCTTCCAGCATGGTCACCGTATTTCTCGCAAACCGCGCGATGGATTTGGTGATGACCATGTCGATCAGCCCGTTTCTACAGTCGTTCATCAACCGCTGAAACTCCGGCCTTTCGTCCTTGGTGCCGGTGAGCGCCTCGTCGGCATAGACGCCGACATATTCCCAATCACGCCGCCTTTGGATCATATCGCTGTAATAACTGATTTGCGCGGACAGCGAGTGGAGCATGGCGTCTTTGCCGCTGGAAACTCGGGCATAGGCCGCCACTCGTTTTCGAACCGGTATCTGCGGCAGTGAAGGTTCGAGTTTCCTGATACTTCGCATAAAAAATCCCTCCTTTCTTGGGGGGACATGATACCTCTGTATGCCGCAGACATCAAGGCAATTTTGCCCGTAAACCGCCGATAATCGGCCGGTATTTACGGATGAAAATTGTATCAATTTTAGCGTACTCTTTCTCGGTGATCAGTCCCTTGGAAAGTAGCGCTTTGGCGATGGAGATAGCTGCGCCGTAGTTTTTCTCACGATCAAATTGCTCGTTGTTCACGGCGCGCCTCCTCTCCGAACCGGTCTTTGATATAGCAGGCATGACAACAATATTTGCGCGTCTTATTGCCGTAGCTGTCAAAAACCCTGCCGCAGTACGCACAAGTCAGGTGATAAACCGCCTTTCGATTCAGCCTGTCACGGTGGGCGCTCCACCACGCATGGCGGCACTGATCGCTGCAGAATACCTTTGGCTTGCTATTTGGCGTTTGCTCCAGACGCCTATCGCATTGTTTACAATGTTCTTTGTCAGCTTTGTTCTCCGTATCATTGGAAGCGTTGTGCACTGACAGGTTATTACGTCGGCAGAAGGATTTGACCGTATTTATGGAAAGACTGAGCGAATCAGCGATCTGCGAATAGCTCAAGCCCTGTCGCCGCATATCCTGTATGTTCCGTTTTTGCTCTCCGGTCACAACAATCACCTCCATGGAGAAAAAAAGAAGGGCGGCTCCTTTCAAACCGCCCCAGCGTTATTTCGGAATTTTGAGAACCTGTCCCGCATAAATCGTTGTCGAGGACAGGCCGTTCAAGGACATAATCTCCGGGTATCGCGCGCCGCTACCGAGCTTCTTCTGCGCAATGCCCCATAAGGAGTCGCCTTTGGCCACTGTATAAGTGGTATAGGCTTCACCGGCTTGATTGCCGTCTATCTTGGTCAAAACCTCCTCGTTCACCCAAGTGTTGATGCCCGCTTCCTCGGAACCACCCGTCTTCTTGACCTTTTTGCCCAGCAGCACACAGGTTTTGCCGCCTTTGACGACCGGCTTACCACTCGATGTGACCTGTGTTATCTTGTGGTAGTAATCCGAAATCACCCACGACGGAACTTTCGTGCTACCCGAATAGTAGTCGACCGTGCCGCTTTTGAAGGCCACCAGATCGCCGACCGCAAAAACACCGCTAGGCGTATCCGTTATCTCTGGATACAGCCGATTTCCCTTATCGTCAAAGACAAAATAACCGGGATTTTTATCAGTCAGTGTCTTGGCGTTACCCAGCACCTTGAACGCACCAAGCTGCGAGTCCGCATCGCTCCAGGACTTACGCACGCGGTAATAACCGTCCGTTTCCACGCTACCGCCCCCGGACGAACCGCCTGCCAGCGCCGCTTTGACCGTCGCACGGAAGGTGCCCATCGATTCGCCATGCTTGGGAAACCAGTGCATCGTATCCGCATGGTTTGATGCGATGCCCAATTTATGTCCCTCGCTGTGGCAGATGATGTTCTGTTCCGACAAACCATAGAGCTTGCAGAGATACACGCAGAGCGCCACAGCGTTCGCCCACGCGGCTCGGAAATACGCCTCATGCTTTGCTGCGTCATACCCGACCATCGTCGCGCCGCCCGAATAAGAGAAGCCCGCGGGCTCGCAGATTTCAAATCCGATATGGCTGTCGTTTGCCGAACCGCCCGCGTGCCAGCCGCGATGATCCCAGGGCAGGTACTGCCAAATTTCCTTATCGTCCAAAAAAGCATGGACGCAGACCTGCCTGTCGGTTTCGCCTGCTTTGTAGGACTTGTTCCAGCGGCTGAACCACGCGGCGGCCATCACGCCGGGCGTGGCAGTGCTGTGTACCATGATACCCTTCGGCACGATCTTCCGGTTTGCCGTGTAGCAGTCGTTTCGCGTCATATATTTCGTGGTCAAATTCATAAGGATTCCTCCTTCGGGTTCAGTCGCGTCCTCAAAACCAACAACACCGCCCGTGCCGTATCCATGCACTAAGGCGGTGTCGTGGTAGTAGAACGCGAGTATTCGGTGATATGGAACGCCGTTTTTCGCCGCCCACATCGCGCCAACCTGGGACAGACCCACGCCGTGGCTGGCGGCGGTGGGCTTTTCCTCCCGGGCAGCGATATCCCATTCATCGGTTTTGGTGACGTAGTACGGGTAATGACGGCTCCACACGTCGCCGCTGCGTTTGGTCAGGCCGCCGTTGGACGAGGAATAGAAGCAGTCGATGATCTCGCCGCCGTAGCAGAGCACCTGTCCGGCTGTATCGGTCACAGCCTGCCTGCTTCGCGGACTGGAGAGCGACAAGGCATAACGATATGCTTGAAAAGTGGATGTATCGTCCATGACCACGCCCGCCAGCGTCCGTTTTACCGCAAAGGTGCGCGCTGCGACAGCCTGGGCCTTGAGCGCCTCCATATCAGCCGACTCATAGATTTCGGCGGGAACCACCCCGCAGAGATATTCCTCTAAGTCCAAAGACACAGGCTGTGATCCAAATTGAGCGACATTTTCCGAGCGCGTCATTCTGATGGTTATCTTCATGACCCATCGCCGCCTTTCTTGTCATCCCTGTCGTGCAGCTGCTCCAGAATCGATTTGAGCTTCTCGGGGATAGGCAATCCGATATGCGCGGCGTTTTCCAAGATGGAAATCCCCTCGTTGCTCAGATAGAAGAAAATCACCGCCGTCCGAATCGCGCCGCCGTCGCCGAGTACCTGACTGTCGATGATGTGGCCCACGCCGACCAGCACGAAAATGAGGACCTTCTTGAAGATGCCCTTCGCACCAATCTCGCTGGAGAGCTTTTTGTCCGCAATCGCGCACATTACGCCGGTCAAATAATCGATGACTACAAACGCGATGAGGGCATAGAGAAATCCATCCAAGCCACCGAGGAACCAGCCGAGGAAGCCACCGATGGCGGCAAAGGCCACCTGTATCCAGTTCCAGATTGCTTTCATTGTTAAAACCTCCGTTTCAGTTGGATTTTTGTATATAGCGCCGTTCGAACCGGCGCAAAAAGAACGCCCTGCCGTTTGCTTGCAAAGCGTCCTTGAAACCTTGACGATATCAAATTGTCAAATCTGGTTGGGCAACGCCTTCCACAGTCTCATGTCTTCCTGTCCAAGCGACCATATAGCAATGCCTCGCAGCTTCCAGCGGTACGCTGCTTCATTCGCCCAATATACGAGGCTGTCTACATCCTGATAGTACAGGATGGAGAAGCCGTCCGCGTCGCCAAGGAACAACCGGGCGATCCAGACGTTGATGTCTCTCGGCACCACTTTGGCAACGTAATCCCCGCCGCAGGCGATCTGGAGCAGATCGGAATGGAAAAAATCATAATCCAGCGATATATCTTCACTGCGGGTAGCTATTTCCTCCACGTCGCTGTTGACCGAAAACACTTGAAACTCTTCGTCCCATGTGATCCCTGTGCGGGCAAGCCTGCCGAAGCTCTTTGTGGTACCATCCGGCATAAGCACATCGAAGGCCTCATATGGCTCGTAAGCCCACGCGTCCCCAAGCCGTAGCAACTCGCATACCGTCCGGCTGTCCGAGCGGTAGCCCGCATAGCCTCCGGTACTACTCACGGTTGCTGTAAAGCGCAGGGTGTAGCTCGTACCGGAGTAAACCTTGACCGTATTGCCGCGCTTGCGCATCTCAATGGTGTACATGTTCGGGTTGGAACGGAGATTGCTGTCCGGCGTCCTGCTGAAGCTCGTAGCGTAGCTGCCCCGCAGCGTAGAGCCTTGGTACAGCTCGATGCGCTGCGTATC